ATTTGAATATGCGTTGCATGACGATTTTTTCTTTGATAAAGTTGCGACGACTATTGACATGGACCACCCTTTTCTTATGTGGGCTTATTATCGTCAAAAGTATGGCTTTGAGAAAGCCTTTGAATGTTTCGAGCGCCATGGCATTGTGATCAAGTCATGGATGAGGCGATTTGAAAAATGTGATTTTGATATTTTCCAGTATTGGAATCTTGCTGTCTCCTACAAACGACGACAGGCTTTATGTCGGTATGGTGAATCTGCCGCTATGAAGGCTGAAAGATTGGAGATTGAACGTATTATGAATGAATGTGAGGGTACGTTGGCCTGGATGCAGATGCCGTGGTTCACTTTGAATCATGATCATGTTCACCGAGCTGATGAGTCTTCTGTTCGACGCGTTACCAATGAAATCAACGATGTTGTTGATAGAGCTCGTGCTAGTGCTGCGAGTGTTGCTTCTGGTGTTGTGACTAGTGTAGGAGAGACTTTGGCACCCCTCAATGGAGTTTTGAACTCTCTGCAGAATATGTTATCCGAAGTTGGTGCTCGATTTTCTGGCTTAACCAAATTTTCTATTCCTGAATTGTTGACTGACATTATTGATTGTCTTATGGATTCTATTGTGTATCATGCTTATGGAAATATACCTATGATGATTTCACGTGCAGTTACTCGTTTGGGTTCTTTGATTCGCAAGTATGGATTGAGCGTTGTTGGCAACATTCAGTCTCTTTTTACTGGGGCTCGTCAACAAGGACCTTTTGAAATGTTTTCAACACTCATTTCGATTATTTTAGCTTCTTTGACCTGTGCTGTCCTCGCTTTTGCCCCTGACAAATTATGGGATGGAAAGCTTTTTGATGTGATTTGGCGTCGTGTTGGTATGTTGCCTCGTGCCGTTGATGGACTGTCCGCTGTTTATAAATGGTTTTCAGACACTATTCCCGATTTTCTGCGTGAAGTGTGTGGGACATTGGGTATTCCCCTACCAGATAAGCGTGAATGTGATTATGATGTTTTCATTAAGAAAGTGGCTGATCTGAAAGAATTGTTGGACACTGGAAAGTTGACGCTGGAACACAAAGAAGACGTGCTTGAGATTATTTCTCAGCGATCAATTTTGTTGTTGAGGAACAGTAAGTATCGAGGAGGATTTTCTCGAGAAAAGACCATGTTGTTCATGAAAATGTGCACTTGGGTGGATGAATTGTGTGAAGCTTCAGCATCGCGTGGTTGGATCTTTGCAGGTGGGCGGGAGCCCATTTCGGTGCAGCTTGTAGGTGAACCTGGAGTAGGTAAATCTGCTATAATTTATCCCCTAATGGCTTACTTGACAAAATTTATGGATGTGCGTGTGGATGAGAAAACCAATTTCAAGGACTACATTTATGATTTACCCAAGACTAGTGATCATATGGATGGTTATTCTGGACAATTAGGCGTTCTCATGGATGATGTTTTTCAACGTAAAGATTCGCCTTCTCTTCCTAACCCGGAGTTGATGATGTTTTTGCAAATGATCAACGTTGCAAAATTCATTGTGCCAATGGCTCATTTGAGCTCGAAAGGTACAGTCTTCGATTCCCGTATAGTGTTCCTTACCACCAATCGTGAACACTATCAGATTAGGAGCATGGAAGAGCCAACTGCGATTTGGCGACGAATTCATTACCGACTGCGAACTAAAGTGATTCCGGAAGTGCAATACAACCCCAAAAGTAATAATCCGGCTGATCATGGTATTTGTCCTACAAATTTAGCGAAGTGGTGTGAATCCCAGGGTTTTGTTTACCAACGTGGTATTGTTTATCCTCAAATTTACCGTTTTGATGTTCTTGTTGAGTGCCATAATCCCCGCACTATTGCGGAGAACGTTTCATATGAATATGTTTTCAAAATGCTGAGAGATGCTGTGATTCGTCAGAATGAGAAAATGGAAAACTCAACTAAACAACTGCATGAATTTGCAAATCTCAAGTTTGACGATGATGGTATTGATGAGGCCCCTACTTGCTTGAAACCGGGTGTGTGTGATAAACCCATTGTTGTGGATGGAAAGGAAGATTTTCCTTATCATCCTCCTTCTTTGATTCCCGCTAAAGTTGTAGATGTGAGTGGTAGAATCAATATTACCGCTGCGAAAAGTTATGTATGTGATGATGTGGCGGCCGCAGCACGAGAATTTGAAAGTACCTATGGATTTGAAGCAGGTCTTTCGGAGAAGGCGCGGCGGGCGCATGTCCTGGAAACATTGAAGAGTGATGCAGCTAATTTGGATGCGACTTTTGCCCGGATTGATTTCAAGAAGGCAGCAGATGCAGAGTTTCAGGCTCTAGATCCAAAAGAATTGCCTGCAACCACATCTAGCAAATATTTACCATCATGGATTGACCCTCGGACTATGGATATGAAGAAGTGGTTTGAAGGACGAAGCACGGAAGATGAGGAAGAGAGATTTTTCGACTGTGCGGATATTACTGGCAGTCTGGACAAGATCGAAAGAGCTAAGGCAAATTTAGAGACGCGCCAGAAACTCAAGAAATATTTCCAATATTTTACTGTTGGTGCTGCCGTAATGACCATTGGGGGAGTAATTGCCCGATGGTTTTGTGGTGTTGCCAAAGAACAAGAGGAAAAGGAAATAGTTGAGGAGAGTCGATCATATGGAGAACGTGGTCCTGCCAACACTATTCGACGGGAAGGATATTCTGGAAAGGACGTCGTGAACAACCAAATTCGGCGGGAAGCTCTGGCAGAAGAAGAGGGACTTGCTGATTGGTTTGGCAGGAAATGGCAAACAATGTTGATGGCTCTGTACGGTGATCAAATGAAGAAATACATTGACCAACTGTGGGAATCTCGTAAGGTCCCTATTGTGAAGAAGATGATGATGCTTGCGCATTGTGATCACAAAGAATTTTTCTTTCAAGTGCGCCACTTGTGTGATGACCGGCCCAATGATCCTGATGTGTGTGAAATTTTTAAACATCCGATTGCGTGTGTTGTTATGACTCGGGGTATTTTGTACTCCGATGAGGAAATCAAGGCTACTTTTCGCAATGCAGTCAAAAAGCACATGGCTCCCGAAGATCGTGAGTTTTATGAAGCCGTTTGTGCTGATGTTATTCTCCAATCTTCTTATGAGGAGCTGAACAAAGCTGTGTCGCGAACTGTGGACAAAAATGTCGTTTCATTACCAACTTATAGCTCGCTATTGTCTGTTAACAAGGAACCTCGGGTTGACAGTGATTTGCTGAAAGAACCAAATTTGGCGATCCCTGAAATGCCTTATGACATGAATGCCTGGTCTCTCGTTCGTCACCGGTTGATGTATAATACTCTGCTTATGAAGAAGGAGAATGGGGGTGTGATGAATGCGTTTTCAATTGGTGGCCAATGTGTTGTTACCAATGCCCATGCGTGTGAATGGATGAAAGGAAGTGAGAAACTCACTTTCACTTGTGTTAATCAATCTTTTGAAGTGTTTGTTTCTGATTTGCAGACAAAAATTTTGGATGATGATGTGATGATCATGTATTCTGACCGATTTCCCCGATTCCGACGAGTGACTGACCAACTGATGAGTGAGGATGAAGTGGCTAAATCTCCGATGAACAGGATGTTGATGGTACGATATGCTGAAACACCGAAGAAAGGAGACATGATTGTCCTGAGTTCTGGAGTATCTCGGTATTATACCGGGAAAGAACTGAACTTCGCCAAGCCTGGATCATCGGAAGTGAAGAAGACAGTGAACAGGTATGTGAAATACTCAATGGATACTGTCTATGGTGATTGCGGAGCTCCGATTGTGAATTTGGACCCAAGGTCAGCACACAAGATCTGTGCTATCCACGCTTTCACGATGTGTTCTGGAGTGCCGGAATTGCTGATGAATGGTGGAGTGATGGTGACCCGCGAAATGATCAGCGCAGGGATGGCAGACATTCCGAAGCAGTATTGGCCTGATATGCCCTCGGCTCCAGTAGCAAAGGTTGTTGATGGCGCGGCAGCCCTCCAGTGTTCAATCGAACCCCGGTACCTCCCAAATCGAACGAATTTTATCAAGAATCCCGATGCAGATGATCTGGCGAAGAAAATTGGAACAGTCGTGAAGACTAAACCAGCTTATCTTCATCCGGTAACGATCAATGACGAAAGGATTGACCCTTTGGTTAAGGGTTTGAGAAAAGTGCTACGACCAAACCATGCTGTTGACCCCAAGGATATTGACGACTTGCGAGAATTTTTGACTGGACATCTTCTTCAGAACTACTCCGGTAGCAAACGTAAAGGTAGGATTCTATCACCTCATGAATCGATTTTTGGATCTGAGGAAGTGGAACCCCTGGATTTGTCAACCTCACCAGGATTTGGATGGAAACCACTGCCCGGGAAAACCGGTAAAACAACTTGGTTTGATGCTGAGAATGGAACGATTCACCCGGATTTCATTGAAGTGTACAACGCGAAGATGTCGGCGTACAGATCTGGTTCTGTGGCCTTTCCAACGATCTTTAGTGCAACTTTGAAAGATGAAAGGCGACCAATTGAGAAAGTGGAACAAGGTAAGACCCGTATTTTCTTCGCAGGACCCCAGGATTTTTCTGTTATGTTCCGTGTTTTCTTTTTGGATTTTATGAATTTTCTGCAGGACAATCGGATTTACAATGGAATTGCAGTTGGAATCAACGCACTCGGACCTGAATGGACAGACATGTATAAGTATTTGAGATCATTTTCGCCCACAGTGTTGGCAGGTGATTTTGAGAACTTTGACGGAACGAATGCTCTGGCATTTCAAGACCTCTTCGTGGATGTCGCGAACGCCTTTTACGATGATGAGCATGATGAGATGCGATGGAGATTGTGGCGTGATGTGACCCACGCAAATGTGGCTCTGCGTGATACTGTGATTTCGTTGGGACATGGAATGGCGTCTGGTTGTCCCGCAACAGCTGTTGCAAATTCAGTGTACAATTTGTCAGTGTGTTTTTATTCTGCTGCAAAGATTATTCAGGAAACTGATGTTTGCACTTTTGCTCAGGCTTTGAACAAGGTGCGAGATGTTGTGCGTCCTGTGACATATGGTGATGATTCTGTGATTGCTGTTGCTGAAAGTGTGCCCTATGATTTTAACCAATTTAGTGCGAAAATGAAGGACATCGGAATGACGTACACCAGCGAAGACAAGTCAGGTCCGGCTCGATTGAAACCTCTCACTGAGGCAACGTTTCTGAAGCGTGGCTTCCAAGTTCAATGGGGAGCATTTCGATTGGGACATATAGAGAAGCAAACTATTCATGAGCTTTTCTTTTGGCATCGCGATCATTTGGAACATGATACGCAAATTGTGACCAACATCGAAAATGGTTTGCGAGAGCTGTCAATGTGGAATGATCAAGCAGAGTATGATCGCGTGGTGAAAATTGTGCGTAAGTACTGTCTTCAATTTCGTCTTCAACCCCGAATTCAAACCATGGTTCGGAACATTGAGGAGGCGATGGGAATGCAAGTGGCATATTACCAATGTTCTGTGCCGAGACGATGTCCGTGTCCTCATGGATCAATGTGTTTGTATGGATGCCCGCAGTGTGCTGAGGATGAAATGCATGAGGACGCTTTGTTTGGTCTTGATGTTCACCCTGGTGGGCGCCGTTTCTGGAACGAAGTTGACCCGTGGTTGCATGCTAGTCCAGAATTTCGTAGTGTGATGATTGATGTCATTGAAAGATGTGATATCATTGGACCCTCCTTGACGAATCGATTACGGATGAACATTCAGAATGGGAGAAATCTTGATTCTGTTTTCGATTATCGCGAACAGGCATTGTGCCGTGATGATTTTCCCCGTCTTCGAGTTGTCGAGAAAAATGTGCTTGTGGAAAGAGATTTTCAGAAGTACGTTACGCATTTTTATTTTTGTATGAATGAGGATGAACGTGCGTGTATTGTTTTTCGAACCTTCCCAGTTTTCGGATCGATTGCTGAGATGGAACAGGAATAGGTGTGTATTTGTCCGCAGACGGATACACTGGTGTTCTGAATCCTGTGTGAATGAGCAGGGATATTTATCCTACAAGTATGCTTGACCGGCTCTTTGGGCAGCCCCCGGAAATAGGGTCAGTATATCTGTGTTGTAATTACATTAGCCGGTGTGATTGCGTAAAATTCAATAGTTAGGCTCCTAGCAATAACACAAATAATAAAACTGGTACTAGTAGCAGTGAATCCACTAGTAAAACAACCCAAGAATCAAT